GTATTATTAAATTTATTTTGATCTTCAAATAATTTAATAGCTTTATTACATTCTTCTTTTGTAATGTAATTATCATATACACCAATAAAGTTAGTTATGTTAACTGTTTTTTCTTTCATTCCAATACATATTTACAATAATTATATCACATATTCAACATTTTTTTATCATAAGCGTGATCTGTATAAGGACCATTTTGGTCTACATAATGAAAAAAAATTTGAGCCATTCCTTCACCTTTGTAAACCCCTGGTCTACTGTGCCGTTGATCACAACCTGCATATAATACAGCATCACCTTCTTCTAATTCAAAATATGTGCCTTCAATCTCCATAGGCCAATTATCATATTTTTTGACACAAGTAGTTATTGATATTTCACAAGCAGGTCTATCTTGATGACGTGCTAAAGTGCCACCAAATACATAATACCTCCAATAAGCATAGGTAGGAAATAATTTTAAACCACATGCTTTTTCTACTAAAGGTAATTTATTATCTAATAAAGAAGTCATTAACGGATCACGATACCATGCAGGAGAAAAAATTTCTTTACTTAAAATATAATCTTTATTTGCGTCTAATTTGTTAAAACAATACTTTTGTATTATTAATAACTCCTCTTTTGTAAGAAAATTTTTTATTAATCTGTAATCTACTGCAGCCATGATACTATACTATATCTAGTTCCTTTCGTGATAGGTTTAATGCTATGAGGATACATAAAATTACTTGGAAAAAATATAATAGAACCTTTGCCCAACTTAAATATTTTTATTATTTCTTCTTTTTGATCAGTAAACACTAAATCTCCTCCTTCATAATCATCATTTAAATTAATTATAATACTTAAATGTCTAGGTGCTGTAGTAAAATGATCGGTATGAACCTTATATTGACCTCCTGTAGAGTATTTTAATAAATCAATTTGATTAATTTTTTCACTAGACATTTGGGGAAACTTTGCTTTATAAAAAGCATAAAGTCTCTGTATTTCTAATTTAATGTAATTCCAATAAAATAGATTAGTAGGTGTATCAAAATTTAAATGATAACCTTTTACATTTCTTACATCTTTTACTATCCGTTCTCCTCTTATAGTTAATTTTTTTTTTGCTTTATGTTTTATGAAAGGAGTAATTTTAGAAATAAATTCAGGTGAAACTATATTTTTAATTTCTACAATTGCGTCTAAATGGTTCATAATTTAATATTAGTGTTAAATGATATTACTAATCTTTCTTCATTGTTTTTTAAAGGCTTTACTTCATGCGGTATCCAAGAGGGAAAAAGTATTAAAATATTTTTTTCTACCTCATTTTCGTATGGACAAAATGATCTATCATAAAATATTGTAGGAGAACCTTTGTTTGTTAAATAAAGAATACCAGAGAGAAAAGAATTATCATGTGTGTGAATAGGATGACTATCATTTTTGTTATAAAATTGAGCCCAATTGTTAGTTAAATATAGATTGTATTCATCTAATATTTTTATTATTTGTGTCTTTATATTTTTTAATAAAGGAAAATTTAATATATTTAAGTTATTAATATAAGTATTAGATTGAAGATCTTTTTTAAATTTTTTGTTTTTAATTATGATTATTATTTGATTTATTTCTTCTTGTGTAACTTTTATTTTATATTTGTAAAAAGAATTTTGTTTAAAAAATGGATCGAAAACTATAGGATAAAAGATAGATTTGTTTTTATTTAATTTGTTCACTGTAAACTACCCATTATATTTAAAGAAAATCTATTAGCTGTTTTTTTAGGTGCTATACCTCTATGTAATATTTTACTGGGAAAAAATAAAGCTTCACCTTCAATAGAAGGATAAAATTCAATATTATTGTTTACATTGAATTCTGTTCCACCATCGTTATTGTGCAAATTATATAAAATAGAATAATAATTGTCTTCTCTGGTGTCTCTGTGAAAATCAGTGATACTATTTTTATTATACCAATTCCAATTTATTCGTGTAATATTTTTTATTTTAATTGGAGTATGTTTTTGAATTATATCAAACAAAAAGTAAGCATATATTTTTAATGGAGAGTCATGAGACTGTAAAGAGGATAGGGTAAATCCAGCATCAAAATTTTCAGGATTTAAATTTAACTCGTGATCATAACCAAATCCCCAATTGTTATTTTCAATAAGAGCTTTAAGAATACGTTTATGTGTATTTGAAGAAAAATCTGTACTTATTTTCTGAATCATATTAAAATATTGTTACTTTCATTCTTTGTAAAACTATTATATAACACGATTATGGCCTTAAAAAAAGTAAATTTTGCAGCTGGTTTTAATAAACAAAGCGTGCCTTCAGCTCTCCCTGGACAATGGGTAGATGGAGATTTTGTGCGTTTTAGATATACAGCGCCTGAAAAAATAGGTGGCTGGGAACAATTAACTGCTGCATCTAAAACATTACCAGGCGCAGCTAGAGCACAGTTAACTTGGACTTCATTAGCAGGCGAACGTTATGCAGCTATTGGTACTTCTCAAGGTTTATTTTTATATTACGGCAATGATTTTTTTGATATTACTCCACTTGATACAGCAATTACTGGATGCACATTAACGACAGTTAACGGTTCAAATGTTTTACAAATTAATAAGGGATCACATGGTTTAGCTGTAGGAAGATATGTGACTTTGTCTGGCGTAACAGTTACAGGTGCATCAGATTATACGGCAGCAGAATTAGAAAAAGTTTATGAAATTTTAACTGTACCTGATATAGATAAATTTACTGTTCAAGCTGTAAGAGCTGAAGGAGGATCGGGTATGACTGCCGTAGGAGCAGCGACTGTTAATCCTTATGTTGAAGTAGGACCCACTACTCAAACAACGGGTTATGGTTGGGGAACTTACTTATGGGGAGATTCTACTTGGGGAACAGAACGAACTACAAGCACTGTTACATTAGATCCAGGAAATTGGAGCCTTGATAACTTTGGAGAAGTTTTAGTTGCTACCATATTTAATGGTAAAACTTTTACGTGGAATGCTGGAGCATCAGGAGCTCGAGGTATTCGAGCGTCACAATCGACATCGGGTTTTGTAACAACAGGTAATCCGACTGCGAGTAGATTTACATTAGTTTCAGATAGAGACAGACATTTATTTCACTTTGGAACTGAAACAACTATTGGGGATGTCACAACACAAGATCCGATGTTTGTAAGATTTTCAAGCCAAGAAGATTTAAATACTTATTTACCTACTGCAACAAATACGGCAGGTACTTTTAGATTAGATACAGGAAATGAAATAAGAGCAGCGCTTCAGGGTAAAGATTATGTATTTGTTTTAACAGATAATGCTGCATACGTTATTCAATTTGTTGGTCCGCCATTTACATTTAGTGTTAGACAAGTTGGTACTAACTGTGGATGCATTGGTCAACATGCAGCTTCTTACGTTAATGGCGCGATATACTGGATGTCTAACGAAGGTGGATTTTTTATGTATGATGGTACTGTTAAAGCTTTACCATGTTTAGTTGAAGATTTTGTATTTACTACACAAAATGGAGATTTAGGTCTTAATTTTGATTCGTCTCATATTATTTTTTCTTCACCCAATTCTTTATACACAGAAGTAAATTGGTTTTATCCAAAAGCAGGATCAGAGCAAATTGATAGATGTGTAACTTATAACTATCAAGAAAATGTTTGGACAACTTCATCTCTTGACAGAACCACTTACGTAGATCAAGGCGTATTTACCAAACCTTATGCTACTGATTATGAACCTACAACTACTCCAGTATTTCCAGATATTTTAGGAATTACTAATTTATACGGAGCTTCAATATATTACGCTCATGAAATTGGAAATGATCAGGTTAATAGTTCAGGTAGAACTTCAATAAATGCTTTTATTAGATCTGGAGATTTTGATATTGATGATGGAGAATTATTTATGTCTATGAGAAGATTTATGCCTGACTATAAATTTTTAGTAGGTAATTCTAAAGTAACTTTATTTATATCAGATTATCCATCTGATACTCAAACAAGTTCACCTCTTGGACCTTTTACAATAACAAGCACCACTGATAAAGTAGATACCAGAGCGAGAGGAAGACTACTATCTTTAAAAATAGAAAATGATGCCACAGGTGAAACTTGGCGTTATGGTAGTTTTAGAATGGATGCTCAACCAGACGGGAGAAGATAATGACTAAAAGATTAAATATTAAAAAAGCAATTAAGAAACCAGGATCTTTAAGAAAAGCTTTAAATATTAAAAAAGGTGAAAAAATCCCTTTAGATAAATTAAATAAAGCAGCTAAAGCTAAAGGCAAGTTAGGTCAAAGAGCTAGGTTTGCTAAAACTTTAAGAAAAATAAATAAAGCATAATGGCTAAATTAACTAACTATATACCCGAACCAAAACAAGAATACGATGTAGAAAATCAAAGACAGATTATTGAGTCTATGACAACTATGAAACAACAACTTAATTTTTCTTTTCAACAAGATTTAAAAAACGAACAGGATGCTTTTAATTATTTTTTATCATGACAATACAATATAAAAACGCTAGCAAAATATTAGACGGAACGGCTATGACAACTCTTTTAACTATATCCACGTCTGCTATAGCTATTATAAAATCTGTATATGTGTCTAATAATAGCACAGGAGCTGTATTGGTTAATTGTGATTTAAGAGACTCATCTGCTAGTACAGATGTAGAATTTTTTAGAAAAGACGTACCTGCTACAAGCACAGTCAATGCTACAGAACAGGGGTTGAATTTAGAAGCAGGAGATGCTATAAAAGCTCAAGCAGAAACTGCCAATAAACTTGAAATAGTAGTTAGTTATGCTTTAATAAACAGAGAGAATGAAAACGGATAATAAAATACAACATACACATGATAATGGTGTCACTCACTCTCATGAAGGAGGAGATGTTCCCCACACACATGAAACAAATGATCCTTATAAAATAGATTGTACAACTACAACAATTTATAGAAACACAAAAACAGGCGAAACGTTTAAAGAGAAAGTAGAGGGTCCTGATATTGTAACAGATGTTACAGTCGAGATCTCACCGAAAGGATTGGATGTTTTCCAGAAAGTTATGAATGACAATAAGAAACCAAGACCCTAAAGGCGGAACCGAGTTACAACTTGGTTTTCTACATCAATACGTAGATAAAAATTTATTAGATCAAGTACAAATTTGTACTAGTGTACCAGGTAAAGTTCCAATAGATCCTAAAAAACTTAATATACTTTGGCAAAAAAATTCTTACGATCAACCTAATTTATATCCTTGGTTTAAAAATAAAGCTAACCATCACAAATATGATTGGTATGTTTTTAATTCTCATTGGAATTATGAAAAATTTAGAATGATGTTTGGTATCCCCACTGAAAAATGTGTAGTTATTAAAAACGGAGTTGAGAAAATAAAACAATCTCCACATTATGAAAAAGGTAAACCTATTAAAATAATTCATCAGAATACACCTTGGAGAGGATTATCTGTTTTATTGGGTGCGATGCAATTAATTAAAAACCCATTAATTACATTAGATGTTTATTCTTCATGTGAGGTATATGGTAAAGAGTTTTATGAACAAAATGATTATAACTACAAGGCTTTATATGATCAAGCAAAGTCCTTATCTAATGTAAATTACATTGGTTATAAACCCAATGAATATATTAGAGAACATTTACAAGATTATAATATGTATGTTTATCCTAGTATCTTCGAAGAGACTTCTTGTATTTCTTTATTAGAAGCAATGTCAGCAGGTCTGTATAGTATTGTAACAGATTATGGGGCTTTGTTTGAAACAGGCGCAGAGTTTCCAATGTATATTCCTTACGATAGTAACTACAAAGCTTTAGCAGAAAAATTTGCTTATGGTATTGCTGCCGCTGCAGAAACTTTACATGAACCACAAATACATAGTCATTTAACCACTCAAGCTAGTTATACACAGATATATTATTCTTGGCCAAAGCAAGCATCTGCGTGGACTACATTTTTAAAAGGAGCTATAAATGCCAAATCCAAATGAACCTATATGGTTTAACGTAGATAAAACCGAAACTGCAAATGATGATACCTATCAAACAATTAAAACTAACAAAGTAGAAAATAAAGTAACTGAAATAAATTTAGGTACTTCACCCCACAAAATCATGGTGTGTACTCCTTGTCATAGTGATGTCAGCATGCACTACTGTCAAGCAGTGTTAAAGTTTCAAATGGCGTGTTCTAAAGAAGGAATACAGTGTAGTTTTACATTACTTAAATCCTCATTAGTCACACAAGGTAGAAACTTATGTGTAGCAGAATTTTTAAATCATCCAGATAATTACACTCATTTATTGTTTATAGACTCTGACATTGATTTTGATCACAAGCCTATTTTTAAGATGTTAGAGTTTGATAAAGACATAATTAGCTTACCCTATCCTATGAAACTTTTAAGTTGGGATAAAATATGGCGAAGACTTAACACTAAAGAAGATGCTATTAGTAATGAAAAAGATTTGGCTACAGCAGGTTTTACTTATCCTGTTAAAGTAGAGAACCCTAATTCAATAACCGTGAACAAAGGATTAATGGAGCTCACTCATGCCCCAACTGGATGTATGTTAATTAAAAGAAATGTATTTGAGAAAATGATTAAAGAATATCCTCATTTGGAAATATATCAGCCTACCAATATTAATGGTAAAGAGGTTAAAAAAGATAATATGTACAATTTATTTGACACCTTACATGACACTAAAACAAAGAGATATTTTGGAGAAGACTTTGGATTCTGTCAAAGATGGACGGATATAGGTGGTAAGGTATACGCTTACATAGATGCTCCTATAAGTCATGTTGGAGAGTACTGTTATAAAGGTCGATTTAGAGATGATTTATGGCAAGCAGGAAGACCTGTCAAACCTGTTGACGATAGTAAAAAAATCAAATAAAGTATCCTATTTACAGGATTTCTACGCCTGCTCAACAATATAAATATATTTAAATTATGGCGATATCTAGATCTTTAATGAACAGACAATTACAAGCAAACG